TACTCACATGGACAAACAGGTGTTCAATCTATGACAAGAACAGCATCTGGTATGTCAATGCTTATGGGTGCAGCATCATTAAATATTAAAACAGTTATTAAGAATATTGATGACCAATTAATTAAACCTTTAGGTGAAGCATTGTTCCAATGGAATATGCAATTCTATGAAGGTGACTTACCTATACATGGCGACTTAGAAATTAAAGCAACAGGTTCTTCTAGTTTGATGAAGAAAGAAGTTAGAAGTCAAAGACTAACTATGTTCTTACAAACTGTACAGAATCCTGCTATTGCTCCATTTGTAAGAATGTCAGAAGTAATAAAAGAATTAGCTCACTCTTTAGATTTAGACCCAGCAGAAATTTTAAATACTAAAGACGAAGCAGAAATCTACGCAAAAATAATAGGACAACAAAATGCTAACAAAGGAACTAGCCCAGAAGCTTCTATACCTGGTGAACTCGGAGCAATGGGTAGTGATGGAGGAGTACCTCCAGAAACTCCAGGAGCAAACAACCCTGGAAATGGCGAAAGCCCAATCGGACCTGGTAATTCACCAATGCCAGGGGAGATGGAATTTACTGGACAAGTTGAAGAACCTGCCCAATAATGTAAGAGATATAGTAAAATAATATTAGTGTTGACTAATATAATTAATATTGCTATAATTAAGCAAGGAGTAAAATGAAAAAAATCAAAGCAAAGAAAATGGCAACAGGTGGATTAATGTCAATGCCACCTTATATTGCAAAGCAAGATGAAGAAGCACAAGGTATTACACCTTATGATGTAAATACTCCTCGTTCAGCTAGAGGAGGATTACCTTCTAGAGCAATGGATAAAACAAGAACAAGATTTAATAAAGGTGGTGAAGCTTTTCCAGATTTAAGTGGAGATGGTGATGTAACACAGAAAGATATTTTAATAGGTAAAGGTGTGATTAAAAAAGCTAAAGGTGGAATAATGGAACGAATGAAATTTGGTGAAGGAGATTCTGTTAAAGAAAAAATTGAAGCTAAAAAATTTGAAAAACTTGAAGCTATGAAAGATAGTGGTTTAGATTTAACACCTAAACAAGAACAAGAATTAGCAGCTTATAAAGCAAAAGATAGAAAAGTAGAAATGGCATTAGGTGGAATGGTTGGAGTTGAAAGAGGTAAGTATGACCAACGACCAGATTATCAAGCTTATGCTGAAGGTGATATTGTAGAAGATGAAATGCCTGAAGATGAAATGCCAGTTATGCAAGAATTAGAAACTGAAGAAGAATCTTTATTACAACCAATGGGTATGGATGATGAAATGCCTATGGATGATGAAGAAGATATTTCTGATGAAGATTTAGAAAGCATGGATGCTATTATTGATACTTCAGCTTTATCAGATGAAGAAGAAAATCTTTTAGATGAAGCAATTGATATGCATCCAGAACTAGAAGCTATTATTCCAAAATTAGTAGCAACAGAATTTACAGATGATGGAGAAGTAGAAGGACCAGGTACAGGAACTTCAGACTCTATCCCAGCACTTTTATCAGATGGTGAATTTGTATTTACAGCAAAAGCAGTTAAGAATATTGGTGTAGACAAATTAAGAAAGATGATGAAACAAGCAGAAGAATCTTATGATGCTGGTAATCAATCTCAAGAAGAAGAAGAGATAGTATAAAAAAATTTATAGAGAAAGGTAACTCTATGGATAGACAAGCTACCTTATAATAATTTTATTATAAGCCCTTGTAGTTTCGTTTTAAACAAAACACCTGCCTTAGCTACCTTCAGTTAAGAAGCCCTAAAGGAGGACACGATGAGTAACAAAAACGAAGAAGGAAGACAAGAAGCCGAAGCGAACCCTTACAACAGAAAAAAATCTTGGCATACAGATGATTCTATGCCACAAGATAGAACCTCTGCTGATGAAGGTTTGTTTGTGCCAAACCCTGAAAGTAATCAAGGTTTATCAAATGCTACTGCCAATGGCAACCCAGATGATAATGCTGAGAATACTGATGCAACAATGGATAAGGTTCAAGAGTCTGCATTAAATGTAGAAGCTAACCCTTATACAAAAGTTGATTATAAGAAAAGATATGACGACCTAAAACGATATTATGATAGGAAGTTAGGTGAATGGAACAGCAAGGAAAGTGACCTTAAAGTTCAACTTAAAGAGAACAGACCTGTTTACCAACCACCCAAATCGAAAGAAGAGCTTGAAGCTTTTAAAAACGATTATCCTGATATTTATGGAGTTGTGGAAACTGTATCTCACTTACAATCGCAAAATGAAGTTAAAACTTTACAAGACGAGTTAGAAGGTTTAAAGAAAGCAAATACTACTTTACAACAAAAGGAAGCTGCACTTGAACTTTCAAAATATCATCCTGACTTTGAGGAAATCAAAGAGTCTGATGATTTTCATAACTGGGCAGATACTCAGCCAATGGAAATTAAAAACTGGATATATGAAAATAACTCTAATGGAGCATTAGCTGCACGAGCAATTGACTTGTATAAGAAGGACCGAGGACTTGGATTTGATAAAAAAACTACGAAGAAACAACCGAGGAATGAAGGTGCAGACTTGTTGGTTAAAACTAACGAACAAACTCAAGTACCTGAATCTAACGAACCTTTCTTCAAAAGGTCTGATATAAAAAAATTATCAGATGAAGAGTTTATGAAATATGAAAAAGATATTTTAAAAGCTCAAAGGGAAGGTAGAATTATAGACTAATTCTATTTTCATTTTTATCAACAACTAAACAAAGGAGTATCTACAATGGCTAAATTCCAAGGTAGTTCAACAACTAACTTTCTTACTAGTGTTTCAGGTCAAACTAATGGTTTTTTCATTCCTGAAATCTATTCAAAGAAAGTACAAATAGCTCTAAGAAAAGCTGCAGTAGCAGAAGCAGTATGTAACACAGATTACATGGGAGAAATCTCATCTTTCGGTGATACTGTTAACATTATCAAAGAGCCTCAAATTGCAGTAGCAGACTATACAAGAGGTCTGGCTGTAGTATCAACTGCTTTAAGTGACCAAGAACTTGTTCTAACTATAGACCAAGCTAAATCTTTTTCATTTAAGATTGATGACTTAGAGAAGAGATTCTCTCATGTCAACTTCCAAGCTATAGCTGCAGACAATGCTGCTTATGCTTTAAGAGATGCAATGGATGCTAACATCCTAGCAGCTATCTCTGCTGCACTAACTGAAAACACAGGAACATCTCTTGGTATGGGAACAATTGCAGCTCCGATTGATATCGGATTTGCTACAGGTGAAATAGACCCTCTAAATCAAATGGCACTTGCTGCTAAAAATTTAGATGAAGCTAATGCACCTGAAGATGGAAGATGGTTCGTTGCTGCACCTGAATGGTACAATCAACTTTCCAACTCTGCATCTAAACTTTTATCAGTAGATTTTAATGCTGGTCAAGGTTCAATCAGAAATGGTTTAGTAGCATCTGGATTACTTAGAGGTTTCCAAATGTACAAATCAAACAACCTACCAACTAATACTGTCGCTAGTGCAACTAGACCTGCAGCTTTATTCGGTCATATGAGTTCAACTGCTGCTGCGTCAAGCATGAACAAAGTAGAAACTGTTAGAGACACAGGTACATTCTCAGATATCGTTAGAGGTTTAATGGTATGGGGAAGAAAAGTATTAAGACCAGAAGTAGTTGGTAAAATTATCTATAAAATAGATTAATTTTTAATACACTATTGGGTGGGGGTAGTAATATCCCCATCCTTTTAATTTAGAAAAAAAATTATGTTAAATAAATATTGGACAAACAAAATTAATCACTACAAAGAACATCATAAAAAAGAAGTTCTTATTGTAGCTATTATAATTATAATCGCATACATTTTATAGGAGAAATAATATGCCAATGAAAAAAGCAATGCCTGGTGGAAAAGTAGTAAACAAAGGTAAATACAAACATGGTGGAAAAGTACACCGAAATAAAAAAGGTCATGGTGGAGTAATGACTATAGTAATTAAAAAAGATAAAAATAAGAAAAAATAATAATGGGTATAATGTCTTCACCTGCTTGGACTCGTAAAGAGGGTAAGTCTAAATCTGGTGGACTTAATGCTAAAGGTAGAGCTTCTTACAATAAAGGTAAAACTAAAACTGGTAAGAAAAGAAATCTTAAAGCACCAAGTAAAGTGGTAGGCAATAAAAGAAGAAAAAGTTTTTGTGCAAGGATGAAAGGTATGAAGAAAAAACTTACATCTAAAAAAACTGCAAGAGACCCTAATTCAAGAATTAATAAATCACTAAGAGCATGGAACTGTTAAATGGCTAAAACTTACTTATCAATGACAAATGAATTGCTGGTTGAAATAAATGAACCAGAATTAACAACAGTAGCAGGAGCATTAGGTGTACAAAAGTTTGTATCCAATTGTGTTAATAGAGCTTACTTTGATATAGTAGATTCAGTAGATGAATGGTCTTGGTTAAATACTGCAGCACCTCAAAATGAATATTATGGTAATACTTTTATAGAAACAGTTGCAGGTACAAGATGGTATCTTTTAAAAGCAGGTTCAACTGATATAGATACAGATTATGATTCAGTTAACTGGGATGGTTTTACTTTAACAGAAGAAGGTGTTAGTGGAAAGACTGCTCCTTTTTCAATTAATAAATTAGGTTTTTCTACTTTATCAGATTGGAGAAATAATTATGCTGCTAATGAAGAAGCTAATAAAGCTAACTCACAAACTTATGGAAAACCTTTAAGAGTAATAAGAAGTTCTGATGGTAGAAGATTTGGATTATCTCCAATACCAGATGAAGTTTATAGAATTTATTTCTTTGCTTATAATAGACCAACTGCATTAACTAACGATACAGATAAAGTATTATTTCCAGAACAATACAAACCAGTTTTACTAGCAAGAGCTAGATATTATATTTATCAATTTAAAGATAATATTGCACAATCGCAATTAGCTTTAGATGAATATAAAAAAGGATTAAAAAGTATGGCTGACCAATTAAACTCTCCTCAACCAGAGTATATGTCAGATGTTAGATTTACATATTTATATTAAGGATAAACTATGCCAACTCAAGGAGCTTCAATTACAGTACAAGGTGGCTTGGATTTAATTTCAAGTTCTCATGCTTTATTTAGAACTCCAGGAGCTGCAACTAAATTACAAAACTTTGAATCATCTACTACAGGTGGATATAGAAGAGTTAATGGTTATACAAAATTTGGTGGTAATAGTGCTGTTGTTCCAAGTGGTACTTCAACAGATGCAATGCATGGTATTACTAATTATGCTGATGGAGTAATAGTTGCTCAAGCAGATGATTTATATTTTAGTCTATCAGGAACATCTTATGTTCATATAAATAAAAATACATTTACAGTAGGACCAGGAACAGTTTCTATTAGTAATAATTCAGCAACAGTTACAGGAACAAATACAACATTTACTTCATCTTTTAATCTTAATGATGATATTAAAATAGATGGAAAAATTTATAAAGTATTATCTATTACTAGTAATACTGTATTAACATTAGATAGAGTTGCTGATACAGCAAATACTCAAAATGGATTAAGTTATTTTATAGGTGGTATTTCTGCATCTAGTTTAGCTGCTGCAACAACTATCAATAGAACTAGTCAATCAAATGTTAAATTTATAAATTTTGAATCTACAGGTGGTTTAAATGGTACTATTTATGGTGTAGATGGAGCAAACAAAATCTTTGAATTTTTTATAGATGATAATAGTAAATATCATTTTCAAGAATTAGAAAGGTCTGCTCCAGTAGGATGTTCATTAATAGAAAGATATGCTGAACGAATTATTGTAGCTGGTAAAACAGCTAGTCCTAGTACAGTATTTTATAGTACTAGATTAAAACCTTATGACTTTGAAGGTTCTTCTGCTGGTTCAATTGATGTAGGAGATATAATAACAGGCATTAAAGTATTCAGAAATTCATTAATTATATTTTGTAAAAATAGTATATATGAGTTGACAAACCTTGATTCTACTCCTATAATTAAATCAGTAACTAAAAATATAGGTTGTGTAAGTGGTAACTCTATTCAGGAGATAGGTGGAGATTTAATCTTCTTAGCACCTGATGGATTAAGAACAGTTGCTGGTACAGCTAGAATTGATGATGTTGAATTAGGTTCTATCAGTAGAAAAATTTTACCTTTAGTTAATGAACTATTAAATAATTTTGCTGCATTTACAATATCTAGTATTGTAATTAGAGAACGAAGTCAGTATAGATTATTTTATTACCGAACAGGTGAAGCTGATTCTGGTCAAAAAGGAATTATTGGAACATTTAAATATAGTTCTGAAGGTATCCCTGCTTTTGAATGGAGTCAAACAAAAGGAATGCCTGTAAAATTTTGTACTTCTAATTTAAATAGTACAGGTACAGAAATAATTTTTCATGCAGATGAATCAGGATTTGTTTATCAACATGATATTGGTAGTAGCTTCAATGGAAGTAATGTAGTAGCAGAATTTCAAACACCAGATATGGATTATGGTGATAATGGTTTAAGAAAAAGTTTATATAAAGTAAAAGTTAATATTGAACCTGAAGGAATACAAAACGATTTAAATTTAATTATTAAATACGATTTTGAAAGTTCTGAAGTTCCTCAACCTAGTAACTTTAATGTTGGACAATTATCTGCACCTTCTTTATTTGGTTCAGCAGTTTTTGGTACATCAATATTTGGTACAGCTACATTACCAAGTAAAAGTGTTTTAGTAAATGGAAGTGGTTTTTCTAATAACTTTAAATTTTTTAGTAATGATACTAATGCTCCATATTCAGTAAATGGAATGTTTGTTTCGTTTATAGCAGGAGGAAGAAGATAAATTATGGCAGGATATACTAGACAAAGTTCATTAAATAATGGTGATACTATAACAGCACTTTTATTTAATAATGAATACAATCAACTTTTATCAGCATTTAGTAATACCACAGGACACAAACATGATGGTACTGCTGCAGAAGGTCCAGTTATAGGATTAATTGGAGACCCTGGTTTAACAACTCCTTTAAATAAAATTTTAATTGATAGCACTAATGACTTAATTGAATTTTCAATTGATGTTAGTGGTACATCAACAGAACAATTTAGATTACAAGATGGTGCAATTATACCAACAACAGATAATGATATTGATTTAGGAACATCTTCTTTAGAATTTAAAAATGCTTTCTTTGATGGTACAGTTACATTAGATGGTTTAGTAATTGGTTCAGCTACTTCTATTACAGATGTAGATATAGATTTAAATGCAGTATCAGGAAGTAATGATACATTAGCTAGTGCAAAAGCTATTAAGACTTATGTAGATGCACAAGTAACAGCAAGTGATTTAGATTTCTCTGGTGATGCTGGTGGTTCTCAAGCAGTTGATTTAGATTCACAATCATTAACATTAACTGGTGGAACTGGTATTAATACTACTGGCTCTGCACAAACTATGTCATTTGCAATTGATAATACAGTTGCAACATTAATAGATACTCAAACTTTAATAAATAAAACTTTAACTACTCCAACTATTGCTTCAATTACAAATGGTGGAACAGTTACAATTCCTTCTGGAGCAGATACTTTAGTTGCAAGAACATCTACAGATATTCTTACAAATAAAACTTTATCATCTCCAACTTTAACAAGCCCAGTTATTAACACAGCAATTAGTGGTACAGCATTTAAAGATGAAGATAATATGTCATCTAATTCTGCTACATCAGTTGCTTCACAACAATCTATTAAAGCATATGTAGATACACAAGTAGCAACAGTTCCAGTTGGAGATATTACTTCAGTTGTAGCAGGTGCTGGTATGACAGGTGGAGGAACATCAGGTGATGTAACTTTAGATGTTGTAGGTGGTACAGGTATTACAGCTAATGCAAATGATATAGCAATTGATAATACTGTAGCAACTTTAATTGGAACACAAACTTTAATAAACAAAAGTATAGATTCAGATAATAATACTATTACTAATATAGTTAATGCTGATATTAAAACAGCAGCAGCTATAGATGCTACAAAAATAGCTAATGGCAATGTTTCTAATACAGAGTTTCAATATTTAGATGGAGTAACTTCAGCTATTCAAACACAGTTAAATACTAAAGCTACTTCAGGATTTGCTGTAGCAATGGCTATTGCACTTTAGTGTTGACTTATAAGGAAGTTACCTATATAATAAACAACAGGGAGAAAATATAAAAAATGGCACAGGATTTTAAATCAACAGGTACTCAAATCACAAATTCTGAAACTACTTTATTAACTGCAAATTCTAATGATGCAATTATTGGTTTAAGATTAGCTAATATTACAGCAAGTTCAGTAACTGTAGATATATATATTGATAAAGGTGGAGCAGGAACTGATAGATATATTGCAAAAACTTTAAGTATTCCACCATCAAGTTCAATTGAATTAATTCAAGGTGGAGCTAAAATAGTTTTACAAAATGGTGATATATTATTTGGTGTGGCTAGTGCTGCATCAAGTGTAGATGCATGGTTAAGTAGAGTAGATACTATTAGTACATAATAATAGGAAACAATATGTCAGATATTAATGGAACAGTATATGTAGGTGATATACCTGCATCAGAAAATATTTATCATCACGCAGAAGTGCTAGATAAAAAAATGCAAATTGAATCTGCAGTCCTTGCAGGTCCAGTAACTTTTACAGAAACTGTTACAGTAACAGGAACATTGGTAATAATATAATGAGTAAAGTAGAAGTAGATAAAGTAATACCTCAATCAGGAACTACCTTAACTATTGGTGATAGTGGAGATACTATTAATTTAGTTGGTACATTACAAAGTAATGGTTCACCTTTACCAGGAGACATTAGTTCAGTAGTAGCTGGAACAGGTTTATCTGGTGGTGGTACAACAGGTGCTGTTACTTTAAACATTGAAGCTGCACAACCTACTATAACTTCAATTGGTGGTGCTTTAGCAGTTTTAACTTGTCCAGGAAATTTAACAGTTACAGGAAATGCAATTGCATCAGCAATTAGTGCTACTAATGAGATTAGAGCAGGTTCATTTCAATCATCAAATGGTGATAATCTTATAAGTATATCAGGTACTTCAGTTTCAATTGGTGCAACTGGAGATAAAATAACAAACTTTACATCTACTGGTATAGACGATAATGCTGATGCTACTGCTATAACTATTGATAGTAGTGAGAGAGTTGGAGTTGGAGAAACTTCTCCTTTAGGAATATTGCATGTTAAAAATGCAGATAGTAGTGCTGATGTTTTTACAGATACAGTTGCAATTTTAGAAAATTCTGGAAATACAAGATTATCAATTCTTTCTGGTACTTCTGGTGAAGGTGAAATTTTATTTGGTGATAGTGGTCTTAATAGACAAGGAAGAATAGCTTATAGACATAACGGAGATAAATTTACTTTTCAAACAGGAAATACCGAAAGAATGACATTAACTTCTACTGGATTAGCTATCGGAACTTCATCTCCAAGCGAAGCATTAGATGTAGTTGGTAATGCCAATATAACAAATTCTACTAATCACCCTAATCTAGAGATAAGAAGTACAATTACACCTACTGGTTCAACAACTGGTGGTCAAATAAAATTATCTTTAGGTTCAGGAAGCAATTCTGGTTCTGGTAATGCTGATACACAAGCAGGAGATAAACTTGGAAGTATATTATTTAATGGTCAAGGTACTGACTTTAGTTATCAAGGTGCAAATATAGAAGCATTAGTTACTACTGGAGATGGAAATGATGTTAGAGCTAATCAAGGTGTTGCTATGATTTTTGGTACAAAAACAGTTGGAGGTTCAGGCTTTACAGAAAAGATGAGATTAAGTGCAGAAGGAAATTTATTTATTGCAACAACAACTGAAGCTAGTGATGATGTTGGTCATGCTTTATTAGCAAGTGGTTCAGCTTATCATACAACAGATGGAACTTATGCAGGTCTATTTAATAGAAAATCATCTGATGGAGAAGTAGTACAAATTAGAAAAGATAATTCACATATTGGTACTATTGGTGTTGTTGCTGGAGATTTAAATATTTATTCAACAGCTTCTAATCATGGTGGTTTAAGATTTCAAATAGGTGGTAGAATTGTTCCAGTAAATAATTCTGGTGGTATTAGCGATAATGCAAACGATTTAGGAAACACAAACCAAAGATACAAAGATTTATATTTAGGTGGTGGCATATATGTTGGTGGTCAAGGAACAGCAAACAAATTATCAGATTACGAAGAAGGAACTTGGACACCTGCTTATAGAGGTGCTAGTTCAGCAGGTTCTTATTCTACTAATGCAAGTGGTACATATACTAAAGTTGGAAATCTAGTTTCTGTAACTGCTCATTTAAAAAATATTACTCAAAATTCGGCAGGTTCAGGTTCTATTGAAATAGCTGGATTACCTTTTGCAAAATCAAGTAGTCAAGAAAGTGATATTGGTTCTATATATTTAAATTTATTTTCATTAGGTGGTTCAGATAAATATGCAATAGTAAATGTAAATCCTAGTGTTTCACATGTTTTAATTACAGCGATAGATAGTGATGGTGCTTCAGCATCTACATTACAACTTTCAGCTAGACAAAGTGATTCAGCTGATATGTTTTTTTCAGTAACTTATACAACTTAACAACAACAAAGGAGACAACACATGGCAATAACTAAAGAGACACAGATTGGTAAAATCGAAGTGGTCGGAAAATACAAATCAGTTCAAGTAAGAACAGATACTGTAGTTATGGAAGATGGCG